AGCGGCCAGATTGTCCAAAGCACCGTGGATCGGGCCTTATGCTAGGGCTACCGAAATAGGTGCTTCCGCAGTTGCTGCTATTGCATCTGTTTTTGGGTATAGTCGACCTGTGTTGTTAGATTCTTCACAGTATAGGCCTATAACCAAGGGATCCATAGCTGTTTGCAATATGCCTGATGATACTGCAAAACTTACTGTAGACGCGAAGCAGGAGCTTACGATAGATAGTCGTACAGTCGGTTTACAAGGTGGTGATGAATTAGATATTCATTACATAGCATCACGCCCTGCATACTTGACGCAATTCAATTGGCCAACCACTCTTGGCGAAGAGAATTTGCTTTGGAATTGCGTAGTCACCCCATTGATGATTAGGGACAATCCGAATTCGAGTATTTCGTTGGCACCTATAGCAGTGGCCAGTTTGCCTTTTAAGAAATGGAGAGGATCTATTAAATTTCACTTCAAAGTGGTTGCATCTGCATTCCACAGAGGTAGAGTATCAGTCACATATGATCCTACTTCTACTCGTCCTTTCAATAATTCGTTGGGAGAGTACAATACTGCTCAAACCATGGTTGTCGATTTGGCTGAAACTACGGAATTTGACTTCGTGGCTGGTTGGGGTCAGTCTACATCATATAGAGATGTGGGGGATCCAACAAATTCGGAAGATAATTTGTTCGACACTACACCTTTGTTTTATGATTCTTCCATTGATGACTATGGCAATGGTACTATATCTGTACGTGTTGCGACGCGTTTGGTGTCACCCGACAGTACCATTAACAATGATGCTACTATCTTGTGTTGGGTATCGGCAGGTGATGACTTTGAGTTAGCAATGCCAACTGGAGAAGCTGTTAATCGCTTGCGTGCCTCGGATCCAACCAATCCTTTGAGGTCTACAGATATTGCTCCACATTCTGAAGAGATAGCGGGAGCTACAACTAGTTTGGTTGACGCTACTAATCATGTACACTTTGGTGAGTGTATAAGAAGTTTTCGGCAATTATTGAAACGCTATAACAGGTCGGAGACTGTTTATAGTACCGGAAACACAACCGCTCCTGTTAATTACAGACTTCAGAGATCGGCTATGCCTTTCTTTCCAGGATATTACGATCCGGAATCATCCAATTTATTGCGCGATATAGCTGGAACAACCAACCAGTATGCATTTTCTAACTTGACATTACTTAGGTATTTGTCTTCAGCATATGTTGGTTGGCGAGGAGCTACGCGTGTCTTAGTTGACACAAAAGGTATGGACTGTTGTTCTACTATGACTTCCACCTTCGTTTCTCGCTATTCCAACTGTCAACCCGAAAATGCCATTGTTCCAATTGCTAATGCTGGACAAAGAGTGGCATATTATGATGATGGCACTGCTATGGAGGGAGCAGTTATCATGGATCCGGGTGTGAACCCCCTCATTTCCTTTGAGGTTCCGTATTATTCGGAGTATAGATTCACATTGGCACGTCAAAGTCCGGGTTTTGGTGCTTCCGGACCTTTCAACACACCATGTTGGAAAATATTCTTCACAGGTAAACAAGGACCTGTGGAAGAGACAACGCGAACAATGCCCATTTTTTATGCGGCTGGAGAAGACTTCACGTTGTTCCATTATATTGGACCCCCTCCATTCTGGATAGAAGGTATTCCACCTACACCAGTTTAATTCTCC